TTGTCCAACCAGTAGCGGTTTCATCAAAACATAGCGTACTATAACTATCACTTAGTTCATTGCTTGTTTTACTTCCAAGTTCCTTTTGTAGTGATAATACATAATTAGATTTATAGTTGTCATAACCTCCAATTATATTATCCTTGTCAGAGTAGACAAATCTAACGTAAGGATTTAAACCCGTTTGTTCTACACCTAAAGGTCCTTCACTAATATATATTAAACTATTACCATCTACATCACCAAGACCAGTGACAAATACACTTGTATTTATCCAACCAGCATTTGGACTGTTGGGATTGTAGTTTAAATTTAACTCAACTAAAGAACCTATTAATACGTCTGGTATAGTCTCTCTAGTATTCAAACCTACCCAAGGCCCAAAACCAGCAGCTTGTAAAGCACCGCTAAAATTATTAGGTCCTTGGTCTAAAAAGCCAGTTGAATTATTATATGATAATGGATAAGCTTCAGACCTTACTTGTTTAAAGTCTACTATTTTAGCAAGTTCGTCTCTAAAGTAGTCTTTCATACCATAGTTCGATATTTCAGTAATACCATTTCCCGATAATCTTAAAACAGCATTTCTATCTTTATCTGTAAAGTATCTTCTAAAACTAAAAGAAGCAAAAGATTCTGGGTTTCTACTAATACCATAGTCTCCAGCGTAAGGCGTAACTTGACCTATAACAACATCTGATTGAGTGCTCATTGGAGCTCCTTCAGCAGAGTAAATAGCATCTTTGTCTATTAAAGCACCACTTACTTTATTCTCTTGAAATATAGTTAAGTTATTGTCCATAGCATGTATAAGCTGTATAGATCCATTATGTGGATCTATAGCCTTAGTTATGTCTTCTGCTATAGAGAATACATTAGTATTATTAATGTTTGTTGTAGAATTAAATACACCTGAATATATGAGCGCGTTAGACCTATTTCTAACATCGTTAGAATCCTCTTTTAAATAAGCTCTAACACCTAAGTCTACTTGAGCATTATTAAAACCACCTTTTATTCTAGATTCTTCTATTATCCATTTAGTACCATTTTGTTTATCATAATTGTTATTGTCTTCAGCAAAAACATTAGAGTAAAAAGATTCAGGCGTGTAAGTAATTGAATCGAATGGCCAATTAGGTTTAGTAGCTGATGTAGATAAAGTGTTGTTTTTTTCATATGGAAAACCTGGAAAAACAGAGCAATAAGAAGGTTTACCATCGCTAGAGCTACTTGGATGTACAGATGGTGTTGTAACCTGTTTTAACCAAAACGAATTGTAATATTTAACTTCTAAACTATACGACATTTTATTTTAATTTAAGGAAAAGAAAAACTAATTGGTTCATGGCGTTCCTGATGACTAAGAAATACATTAAATTCATAATTATCTGATTCAAGACCATTGTTGTAACTATCTGTTATTTTAATAGAAAATTGAAAAACTAAACCGCAAGGTCTTTCATTAAAGTAATTTTTATTCCCATTAATATCATATGTATGTGATTGGTTAACATAAGCTAAATGTTTAAAATCATTAAGAAGCTGTTCACTAACATTTAATACTAAGAAAACATAATCTTTATCAACACCGCTAACGTTAATAGTTCTATTTTCAAAACTAAAATCTTCAAATTTAACATTAAAATCCAGTTGGCCAGCGTATCTAGTTCTTAAACTAATTGGGGATTGTAAATTTTGGTTTGGCATTAAGTCATAGTACCGAGCATCTGGCCTTGGATCTGGAACACCAAAATCTAAAGTTACACCATCTAACACAGCTTTTCTTTGAGTAAAATGTCCTTCGATCCAATTTTGGTGTAATTCTTGTTTTCTAGCTGTAGAAACTCTTATAGAGTTTATAGAAACGCCATTGCTAGCAAACATAGCAGACAGCCTATTTAAAGAGCCGGTACCAAGTGTTTGCAATCTTAAATCAGCATCATTAGGTTCGCTTGTTGGAAAATTAAAACTTAAAGAACCATTAGTTGAATAAGCTATAGAAGCTAATTGGTTTTCACCTAACACTAAAGATGGAGGATTAGTAGAGAGATAATTAGCGTTTATATCGTATATCCAAGCCCCAGCAGCTAGAGCAGATGGATCACTATCAGAGCCTAATTCTTGGAATGGAGCAACTCTATTTCTTGGCCATTGGTAATGTGATGCATTTTGATTCAAACTATAACCATTTAAGTTTTTAACATGGTCGTATAAAAAGTTTCTATTACCACTTGTAATACCACTAGCATCTGCCCCACCATTAATACCGACTCTAGCTATTTCAGGCGCGTTGTTAGATAAATTAACAGTTATTTCTTTTGTAAAATCTTGTTGGCCATTACATTTAGCCCTTAAAACAATTTTAAATTCATCATTAACACCACTAAATATATACACAGCTGGTTTTTTTCTATATAAAACAAAACTAGCAGGTGTAGATGGTGCTACAGCTTGTGTTTGTTCTGTTATATCTATAGGAAAATCAACTGAATTAGTTATTATTGAAGTAGAAGAACCAAAACCTACACCATTATTAACTTCAATACTGTCTATAGATATATCACAAGAAGAATGTGAAAAAACTGTACCATTAGCGTTTAATATTTGAAAAGCATTGGATATAGTTTCTCCAACTCCAGTTGTAAATCCTTCTCTAAAGTTAGTGTTGATAGGACTTATATCCGACATTACTTCACCAGGTAAACCAGCAGAAAATTCTATATCGTTATTTAAATCTTCTATTTTACCAGCTGTAGATGTTTCATAGTATATATCTAACATGGACTTAACTGGATTAGTTTCAAAAACATTTAGTTCTTTAGCAAAGTAATAATGCTTTTCTTGATCCTCAGAAGATGACCCTGTTCTTGCACTTGAGTTAATTGTTGCTATTATAGGGTTTTTAGTGGTTTTAATAAACACGGGGTCTATATCACCTTTAGGACCTGGGTATATGTAAGTTGCGGCTGTGTAAGTACCGGGGGTATTAACTGCGGCTGGCCCAATGGTAGCGTATTGTAGATTTACACCTTTATATATTGTCCAGTCTCCAAGATCTCTAAAAGGTCTGATGGTAGAAACTTCTTGATCTTTTACTTTAAAATTTTGAGAACTCAAGTCAGCGTAATTCCTAGAACCTGTTAAAGGATTGCCAGTACCACCATCAAATAGTTCATTAAATGAGTTATCTTGTCTAACTCTAGTTCTCAATAAAACTTCAGAACCAAAATCAGTGTCTAATGGTCCAACTTTGTTAAGCTCTCTAGGTACTTTATTTATATTATCACCTGTTAATACTATATTAAATACAGAGTTTTCATTTTCATATTGCAAATCTTTCTTCCATATAGAATTATCAGTTGTTTCATCACCTGCTTTTCCAAAAACAACATTTCCACTTAATGCACCTGGAACATATACATTGTAATAATCTTGTTCTTGTTGTTTTACTACTATTTTGTAAGTATACCAACCTGTTGGGTTATCACTTGAATTCCATATACCGTTATAAGTATCAGTTCTTTGTGTTGGAATTTTATTTTCAAATAAAATATTTAAAGAATTACCTGGCCAAGCGGTTGGCGCAACTCCTCCATTGGTGTACGGAGCGGTAAACGAAGAGCCAAAATTAACGTCGTTAGCGTCATTTAATATAACATTAGAAGACCTACCATATCTATCCTGTAATACTATACCAGCTTGATATGATCTACCTTGTTTAAGTGTGTGGTTATAAAACTCTAAATTAGTATTAGAATAAGTTTGTGTACCCTTTTCAGAAGCTATTACATTGTATTTTACATTTGTTGGTGTAGATCTATTTTGAAGAAAGTTACCGTATATTACTCTGTTTCCAACAACTTCTTGTGTTTTAGCTCTAAGTGGAACAATATCACTTACTCTTACTAACTCTTTTTCTGGTAATACTTTTATTGGTCTTTGAGAATTATAATCGTATATATATAAATTTTCTAACTCAGAAACTCTTATAATAGCTGCATCAGCAGATCCAGAAACTTCTATAGTATCATTTTTCTTATAGCCATCTCCAGGATTTTTAATTACAACAGAGGTTATAGTGTTACCAACACCAAGGGTTAAGACTTCAACAGTTAAACCACTACCACTTCCACCAGTAGTTTCTTTAACACCTGCAGTATATCCACCACCACCATTTCTAATTGTAATACTTTTTGGAACACCTTTTATATTGTTAGGAGACGATGTATCTATATCAGCTATAACTTTTAAAGACTGCTCATCAGAAGCTTTATATAGTAATTGTAATTGTTTTACCTTGTATTCATCTAACAATTTATCTGGCGAACAAGGAAGATCTATAACTAACCCAGCTGTAGTTACTTGATTTTCCATAAAATCAACAATACCCGATTCTTTAGTCTTATCAGTATCGTCACCTATAAAATAACCAAATTGTTTAGGAATAAAAGCATGTTGTGAAAAAGGCGCGGTTAGAGAATATTCGTTGTCATCATACTTGAATCTATAACTAAATCTAACAAACTTATCTTTTAAAAGATCTTTATCTCCTTCAAAATTTTCATTATAATCTAGATTTTCAGTTGAAAACATAACAGTTAAAGAACCTCCAAATCCAGTTTGTTCATTTTTTGGATCTATAGAATTCCAACCAAGTTGATCTTTAAAACTGCTTATAAGATTACCTTCTTTATCTTCAAGCCAAACTCTTGACCCTTTATTTTGGGCTGGATTTGGTGCTTGTATTCTTCTCACAAAAGCGCTACTACCATTTTTATTGTTAGCTAATGTAACTTTTATTTTACCACCTAGTAAAGGATAACCTGTTCCTGGGCCAGCATTTCCACCGCCGCTTAAAAACTTAGATATATCAGTATAGCCATCGTTAAAATCGCCAGGACTACTTAAACTAAAAGCTAAAACATTTGTTGTAATTTCTTCAAATGGTTCGTAATCACTAGATCCAACTTCACAAGGTGCTGAAACTATAGGTGGTAAAAAATCATCAATTTCGTTTTTTAATGTAGATTCTAAAACTCCTCTTGTATTCTTCAAAAAATCTATAGATGTATAAGGCGCATATTTAGCTACAGATATGTGGTCTTCATTGTAGTAATAACCCTTTGATGTTCCAGAAATAAAAGGATTAGCTAAAGCTGTTTCAACATTTATTTTTCTAGGTTGATTTCTATTATCTGTAAAAAACAATAAGTTTTCTATTAAATTAACACCAGTTATAGGAAAGTTTCTTGAAAAATTTAAAAAAGCACCACTAACTAAAATAGTATTATTAACGTCTCCAGCTTCGTTTATAGAACAACATATTATATAATTTGCTGGAGCTATTCTAGTAAAAGTTCTACCAAAGCTACTACTTACACCGCTTTCGTCTACACTGTTATTAGTTTGACTTCTAGACCCATCAACAAAGTTAGTTGCAAATAAAAACACTCTATCATTAGCAGTGTCTTCATAATGACCTATTACTTTTAAGTTAACATCTTTTAATCCAAAGTTAGTTAACTCTATATTACCTTTAATATTTTCTAAAGCGCCAACGTCGGCGCCTTCTGAAGTGCTAACGCTAATATTTTGACCATCTCTATATTCACCATTAGGTATTATTCTAGAGTCTAAGTCTTTATTCATCTTAGACTTGAGAAAAGTATTTTTAATTTCTGGCATAGTTAATGTTTAATCCATTTACCTTTGTTTCTAAACACTTGAGATATTTCTTCTAACTTGATATTGCTTAATCTTATTTTAGCGTTTCTAAGAGCGCTAGAACGCTCTCTCTTGTACCTATTTATAACATATTCAGGTACATTTGCTCTACCTGATAATATACCGTGAGCTATATGCATGTACATAGCTTGCTCTGCCATTTTAGGTACTTTAGTATCCATGTCTATAGCTAAACCATCTGATATATATTCAAATATAATAAGTTTACCAACAAGATCACTAGTAAAAGAAAACGTACCAAGTCTTTCGTTTATAGTAAATTTACCATTTACTTGCGCTTCTTCAGGTTGTAGTCCGTATCTCCTACCTAAAGCAAATTCATCTCTTGGGTGTCTATAATCATTTACTAATGCATCCTTGTTCAAACTTTGATCAGCCCATTTTTTCTCCGTTTGAGAGTTATTAGCTTCTAAATTTTGTCCTAATTCACCTTGAGTTGGTACACCGTCATAATCTTGCATTGGTAACTCTGTAGGGTTAGAAGTAACTCTAGTTGGATATATAATGTGCTTAGCGCCAGCATCATCTATCCAAGAGCATTTAACATAGTTAACATAATCTTGTGGTATAGCTACAGATAAACTAGGTGGTATATTTAACTCTTGAGATTTAATACTTTTTAAAGTATCATAAGAAAACTCCTGCAAACCTCTTTTAGCGTGAAACATTATATCAGTTCTCTTACAGCCAGATATTAACTTACCAACCCCAACATAACCAACTATAAAGTTATTTATTATATCATCTAAGCTTATGTAAGAATAACCACCGTAGTTGTTGTTTATAGCCGCTTGATTTAACTCTATAATTATCTTATCATTTAAAGCCGGCGGATCAATAAAAGTTATAGTATTTAAACCGCTCAAGCTGTAGTTAGTAACAATAGAACCATTTACTTTTACTATAAAATTAGTGGAAGTAAGTTTAGTGTTGAAAGTGCTTGAAAAACTCGTAGTGGTTCCATCACCGGTGAAACCTTGTTGACCAGAGTAGTATTGAGCGTTAGTTTCTGTTAATAGTCCCATTTATTAAGATTTTTCGTTTACTTCTTCTTGTTGAATTTTTTGTGCTGCTACTTGTATGATAGAAGGATCTCTTATAACTATACCTGAATAAAGTAGTATATTTAGTATAACTTCAACCTGTTCTGAATTATGTAAATCAAAGTTACTATAACCCCTTGTTGTTCCTGACATTAGATTAGACGAAGTTAAAGTAACTTGTAAATCAGGTCCAACAGGCGTTGTAGTAGCGAATTGACTAGCATCAAACACTATAACTTCACCATCTGAATATCCAGTTCCAATATTAACCACTGTCACACTGTTTATTTCTCCAGTGGTAGTATCTACATTAATATTAAACGTAGCTCCGCTGCCGTTACCACTAGTAGATGAAGCGGTTATATTACTTGCACTTATAGGTAGAGTAGGTGTTAAAGGTAAAGATGTTTGTTGTGTTATACTTAAAGAGTCACCAGTGTTTAGAGAAGTTGCGTTATATTGAAAGTCAGTATATAAATATTGACCTAAACCACCTATTTGATAACCCCATCTAACATCTGTAGGTTTTTTAACATATTGACACTTAATCTTACCAGTTATAGTATTAGGATATATTTCAACTTTATTATCTTCATATAGATATATTGGTTTTGATTCAGTTGGAGATGTAAGTGGAGATTTTCTTATGTTGTAAAATTCTGCTCTACCAACTCTTTGTATTTCTACAGGTAAAATATTAAAAGGTTCATAAGTTAAAGAACCTAATCTATATAAATCATTAGGTGTTGTAAATATATTTGAACCTGAACCTGTTGGAGAAGTTTCAGTTTTAAATTCTGCAATTTTTTCATCTGTAATGGCTACACGATCAGAATATTCCATATCGCTTTGTGGTATACGAACTTGTTGGTTTAAGTCTTCAAAGTATCTTTCAAATATTTTTCTTTGAACTTGTGTACCAATTTTGTTAAATTCGTCTGGCGTCATATAACCACGCTGCTCATTGTTTAGTATAAGTAATACTGTTTTATATACTGTATCTACGCTTATTGCCATTTTAATATTTTTAAAAAAAAGGGTGGCGTAAAACCACCCTAGTTTATTATCACTTGTTATTTAAGCTTTTTATCTATTGTTTTGTAAACTTCAACTCCTTCATCAGTTTTAAACCAAGCGGCTAAAGCCGAGTATGGGTTTTCGTCAAAAGGTACGTTCATTAGTTTACGGCCATTACTAGCCCAAGAGAAACTTCTTTGATCTTGAGATAAAGATATTATATTAGCTTCAACAGCTCTAATACCCATGTTTCTAAGACCTACATTTTCATCATTAGCTAATTCTATAAATAATTCTGGATTACTTCTAGCTAATAACATTAAATCTCTTTTAAGTTCTTTAGAACTCATCTTAGATACTCTAGAACCTACTTCAACTCTTAATATAGCTTCTGCTTGATCAATATCCATAGTCATAGCAGCGTTCATAGCTTCTACTTCTAATTCTAAATAATCAAGATCATCTACAGCTTCTTGCACTTCGTCTTTTTCAGAGTAAAGTTTATTTCTGTTTGGATGATATAATGAAAGCATTTTTTGTAAAGCAACATCTGATTTTGGTACCATGAGAACACCATCTTCAAAAATAATATGACCTAAAGTAGCTGAACCTGCTTGCTCATCCACAAATGGGCTTTTCATGTTTGTAGCATATCTTAACTCTCTATTATAACCTTTTGTTTCATCAAAGTACATTAAAGGTTTTCTTGAAGAGTGTTTAGAATTTATCCTAAATGTTAATGGAGATTTATCGTGTAATAAATGATAGTACCTATCTTTAACTTCCCAAGTATCTTTTTTTACCTCAGCTTTTTTAGCTTCTGGTTTTTTCTTTTCTTTTGTTTCCATAATATAATATAA